CCATTGCTAATAGCACCCGTAGAGGGCGGGGGTCTGAAGGCCCGACGAGGAACCTGAAGCCTGTGCCCGCAGTTGCAGCGCCGTACCACTGGGGATGTCGCACCAGAACCCGTAGGANTCATGCGTCCCGTTGGACTCGCCACCGTGGTCGCGGGTCAGGAAGTTCTCCATGCCCTGATACACCGCGCCGCCGACGCCGATGTCCCAAGCATTCGTGCCAGCCAGCAGGGTCGTGTCGTTGTTGCCCATCGAGTTGAGCGTGATGTAGCGGTAGCGGCGCCCACTGGTGCCGATGGCGGTGAAGGTGCCCTCGGAAGTGGTGCCCGGCGTGACATCGGTTCCCTCGGACGCGGCGGTGTCCTCGCCCAGCGTCTCGACGCCCGAGCCGACCCAGTGCTCGCCGTTGGACACGCCCAGCTCCAGCATGATCTGCACCGTGTCGCTGGCGATCAGGGCGCGAAACTCGGCGCTGAGCCGGGTGCCGCGCGGGATGCGGACGGGGAACCAGAACGTGCGCACGTCCCCGTCACCTACCAGCATGGAGGACGACCAGCCCGCCAGCAGGGAGTCCATGAACAGCACCTCGGAACCGGCAGCGCCGATGTAGAGGTTGACCAGCCCGTCCGTGTTCGTGGCGGCGGTGGTCGTGTTGCTGAACGTGAGCCTGATCCACTCGGCCTCGTAGGTCGTGGCCGCAATGAGCTGGGTTGGCGTGCCCGTCAGGGCGTGCGGCGTCGATGACGCAGTAACCACCGTGCCCCACGTATCGGCGGGGCGACCGGAGTAGTTGCGCTGGATCGTGCCTCGGCGGGTGGCTGGGACGAGCAGGGCCATCGGTCCTCCTGCGCGGAGGCCCGCGCGGTCAGGTGTTCAGGTAAGCGAGGGCGGCGCGGAGGCGGGCAGGGTCATCCTTAACCGTCAGCCTGTGGCTGTGAAGATTCCGCTCCCGTGCCATACGACCGTGAACGTCCCATCAGTCACGCTGTTCGTGCCGCCAAAGTAGTTGTAGCAGATGCCCTGATCAGCAACCGGGGTAGCGATCGTGTCGTCATAGACCAGGCACCCGAACACGGCCAGCAGGGTGGCGGACGAACCCGAGGCAGTGTTGGCTGCGTCGAAGGTGTAAGTGGTCGAGGCGAACGAACTGGTCACCGAAGCCAGCGCCACCCCACCGACCGCCCATTCCGCACCATCAGAAACCTCGTTACCAGTCGTGACCCACTGCCCGACGTTGTAGGCGGTGTTGGCCGAGGTCACCGTCGAGTCAGGTGTGATGTCGTTGTCGTACAGGGCAACCTTGATGGAAGCATCAGTGTTGAGATCCATCGCGGTCGTGTTCTCGATGATGTCCTCGATGTACGCCATGAACACCTTGCTTGCAGTCCAAGCCATGTCAGTCGCTCCTCATCCCGAATCCAGCGACGGGAGCTAGGACCGCACGGTCCTCGCCGTCATCGCGTTTGGTGACAACAGCCATCCACGGATGACCTTCAGCGTCGGTCTGCACTCGGTCAGTGCCGACGTAATCCTCCCGCTCCACTGCACTCACCTCGCAGTGCAGCCCGGCTTCCACCAGCGGGGCGGTGAGACCCAGCAGACCGGCACAGGTATGGAACTGCGAGTGAGGTCGGGCCTCGCGCGTGACGGACTCGACCTTGCAGTTGGGGCAGACCCAGTGCCGGCGCGGGGTGAGGAGCGGGATGGTCATGACATCGCGTACACGGCCGGCAGTGTCGGCGTGTGAATGACTGTGATGTCGTTGGTGCTCGTCGTGGCAACCTTGAGGAAGCCGGCGAAGTCGAGGTCGTACAGGTACTCGGTGCCGGCGGCCTGCGAAGCTGGAATGGTGGCGATGGTGCCCTTCTGGTCGGATAGCACGATGGTCGCGGCTGCAGCGGTGTTGATGACCAGGGAGTGCAGCGTGCCGTGGCCGCTGGCGACATAGTTCCCGGCCGCCACGCCGACCACGAGTGTGTCGTTGCCGCCGTTGATGACCCAGCCCGCACCAGTCACCGAGGTCACTGAACGGAAGACTTTGGCCCCGGTGGCGGTTGTGCCGTCAAGGGGTGTGATCGTCTCGGAGATCGTCTGCCCAGCGAGATCCTTGCCGACGACGGCGATGGTGCCGAGCGTGTCCGTGCCGGTCGCAGCCGTATGGGTGACCGTAATCAGCGCCCCGCCGGCCCACACCGGGCTGGCATTGGCGACGGTGTACGCCCCCACGATCATGTTGGTCGTGGTCACGATCCGGTTGGTGACCGCGGCGGTGGTAGCCGAGGTCGGGGTGTAGCCGTAGCCCATTACGCGCCTCGCTTCTCGCCGGGTGCGGCGGTGGCCTGTTCGACGCGTCGGTCGACCGGATGACGGAAGACCAGTGGGCCGAACAGATTGGGATGGAGCTGAACGATGGGATGGTCGGCCTCGATCGGATCACCCTTGGAGAACGAGAGCCGTTCCCCATCGATCGCCGCGATGAAGGAATCCAGCGCAATCAGGACAGCCGGAGGCGAAGTACGGGCCATGTGGATTCTCCTGAAAGGGGGGAGGGGGCGGCGGGAAGAGTCCCNCCGCCCCCTTTGGGCTACTACGGGGCGTTGATCTTCATCTGGCGTCCGCCGTCCGCGTTCACAACGCGGGCGGTGTTGCGCCAGAAGGCGTAGATCCCGATCTCCCCAGTCGGGAAGCTCGGGGTCGCACCGTTGAGCATGTCGGGAATGACCTTCACGCTCATGCCGATGCGATCAACGATGATGTAGTTTCGCGGATCGCAGAACACGGCCACGATCCCAGCGCTGGTGGTGAGGTCGGACGTCGCCGACGGCACTTCCCAGAGCGGGTAGCCGAGCAACTGAAGGCCGGTGTTGCCACCCGGGTTCTGAGCGATGGTGCCGACCGAGGCGTAGTTCGCCCCGCCGAACAGACGCCCACCCGTCGTCTCAAAGCCCTGTGTCGCCTTGATGGCGGCCCGGTTCATAAAGAACGCGGCACGGGCCCGATGCCGAATCGGCAGGCCCGCTTCCAGAGCATCGACGTCAGCGACGGCGTAGACGTTGTTGGTCACCGTCTCGATCGCAGTGAACGATGCGGCGAGGAACATGCCCTGCGGGTAGACGGTCGTCCCCACACCGATGGCGAACTGGTTCTCCTCGAGGGTGTCCTTGGCTTCCTGGAACAGGACGCCAAGCTCCGAGGCGAGGTCCGCCCGGTCCTGCGCCATCTCGTAGGACGCCGTGACGAAGGCGTGCGCCCGCTTCACGACGTACTCCGGCTTGGTGAAGGTCGGACCCTGCTCCGTGGCCGCCGCCGCTTCGGTCGCGTAGGCTGCCGTGATGGCATTGGCCGTGAGCGCCTGCCAGGTATCGGTGCCAGTGATGGTCACCACCCGACAAGCAACCCGGAACGGATTGACGCTCGTCCAGGCTCCAGTGGCGATGATGGTCGGGTCGAAGGCGAACGGGACGGCGTAGCCACCCGTGCCATCCACACCGACTGCCAGCGCCGTGCCTCGCTCCTCACCGCCACTCTTGACGTAGCGGTTGAAGTCCTTGCGATAGGCCGGGGAGCCCGTGGTCAGGATGCGCTCAGCCAACTCCTTCTGGGAGTCGCCGTAGAACTCGGCGTCGAGCAGCTCCGAGATGTGGTGCTTGGCCTCAGCGGCCTTCTGCGCCACGTCGGGAATGCTGGCGATCTCGACCGCCCGCATCGCCTTGTCATGGAGCAGCTGGTGACGCTTCTCCTGGGTGGGTGCGTTCTGAATGTCTCGCGTGTCGTAGACATCCAGCTCGCGGGTGGTGGGCTTGACGAACACGGTCGGTGCTTCGATGTGGCGCTCGTCGCCAGCCATCGAGGCCAGGACCGCCTTACGGCCGTTCAGCTCGGTGATGCGCCGGCCGATCTCGGCATGCAGTTCGGTCTTGTCAGCGAACGCCGACCCGACATCGGACGGCATGGGCAGGCCCTCATACTCGGTATCGAGGGCCGTCAGCTCCCGTTCCGTGGAGGTCTGCAAGTTGGCGAGCTCTTCGACACTTCGCAGCGCATCGAGCTCGGGGAAGTTCAGCGGCTTGTCAGCCATTGGAGGTACTCCTGGCGAGAGTGGAACTTGGGAGGGCGGCTCGCCTCGTCGGAGTGGGTTGCCCCGGCTCCAACGCTTGGGAGTGCCTGAAGGGCCTTCAGTGCTTCCCGGATCTCATCGAACTCGGGAACCAACAGATGGCGGATGTAATCGTCGGTNTCGGATCGGACACCGGCAGTGGCNGAGGCGTAGGCNGGGAAGGTGACCGGCCCGAACTCCATCAGGTCGACCTCCTGGATCGTGCGCTCCGGGAGGCCATCGGGGTTGTAAGGCGACTTCGACGCGGACTTGCGGAAGTCCTCCTTCATCACGCTGAAGCGGAAGGAGGCACCCAGCAGCCCGTCGCGCAGCAGTTGGGTCAGGTCGCGGTTGTAGGACGTATCGGACAGGGGCACCTCGTAGTAGGCGCCGATCTTGTCCTCGCGCAGCTCGGCAATCGGACCGAGCGGCTTGTTGCCGATCTGCGGATCCTGCCCGTGCTGAAACAGGACTCGGATACGATCACGCTTCTCGCTGATCGACTTGAGGAAGGCACCGGGGGCAAGGCGCTCCATGAAGTGCCCCTCGAAGGCGGAGTCGATTTCGGTCCACTGGTCGAAGACGGCGAAGTGGCCGAACAGAGTCGGCTTCGCGTCATCCTCGGCGCGCAGTTCAACCCCGGGCATGACCGAGCGCACGAGGTTATCCCGCGGCGGACGATCAGCCCGCTCCGAGCCCGGCACGGTGGCGCTCTTCATCATGGGATGCTCATGCTCCGCGCCGGACTCGTGCATCGAGTTGTGGCGCTGCTGCATGGCCTCCATCGACATACCGTCCATCTGATCGGAATCCATACCGTGACCCTCAGGCGGTTCAGCCGTCATGTGGCTCCGCATGGCCGATTCGGTTTCGGGCATCGCCGCCCGTCCTTCGTTGGCATAGAGCGCAGCCTGCTGGTCCTGAGCTTCGGCTTCGGTCATGTGGCACCCTTCGAGCGAGTTATCGGAGTCCTTGACCACGGCCCACGGCTTGCCAGCTGGGCAACGGTCATCCTTGTGAACTGACCAGGGCATTGGCATCGTCCTTGGGCATCTGCCCGTTGACGGGTTCGGGGGCGGGCTCTTTCGGGCCGGGAGGCTGCAACTGCACACTAAAGAGACCCGAGTGGGCTCCCTTCAGCAGTCGCAGGTCGCCGGCCATGACTGCGGCGACCACGGCATCAGGCTCCCAGCCGCCATCGGAGAGCGACTTCATGGTCGATGCCAGCGACTGCTGGATGGCCGCTGCGTCCTTGACGTCCTCGGCCAGGAACGGGATGTGGCGGTCGTCGTACCACAGGCGCGAACCGGCAGGGGGTGGGACCAGGACCTCCATTGAGGCCGCAAAGTTGCCCCACCAGGGCCGCAGGGTCATGTCCGCCACCAGCCGGCGGGCGGCCATGAAGTTGCCCTGATTGAGGCTGGAGCCCTGNAGCCCNTCGGANGCTCCGAGGATGACCGGATGGATNCCCGCCGCCATCGCAATCCGCGTCTCGGAGTGCGATTGCATGGCGTTGAACTCCATCTGCTCCATGTTGGCGCCGATGGCCTCGGCCTTCCCGCCCTCCTGGAGGTAGAGCGTCTTGTAGGCGTTGCGGAAGCCCTTGTGCTTGTCGTCGAGCTTGGCCAGGAACTCGCTGAACTTCTGCGGGTCGCTGATCCCGGTCGTCACGACGAGGTTGACGGTGGCCCCGTTCTCAAAGAACTTGAGCTTGTGAGTGGTGGCAGCCGAGTCAGACTGGATCTCACCGATGATCGGGGTGAGCCAACTCATGCCCCGATAGCGGTGGATGGGGTCCGGGATCGAGCAGAAGTGCGTCATCTCGCTCGGCAGGAAGACTTCGGGGTCGATACCCGAGAAGCGTCCGCCGGGGTAATAGACATACCCGATCAGTTCAGCGTCGATGTCATAGCGGCTGATGTTCGGCTCGCTGTTGGAGCCCAGCACCATGTCCACCCAGTCCGGGCGCGCCGTCTTGAGCCGAGGTCCATCCCGCGTCATCCGTCGCGCAATGAAGGCCGTGCCACCCAGGTCGGCGTAGACACTGACCCGCGCCAGAAGATCAGCCGTCACCTTCCCCGGTTCCGGCTGCTCGAGGATGGCGAGGTCGGCATTACCCCACAGGTCGCCCGGCTGGCCCTTCTCCATGCGCTGCCACTGGAAGCGGGCCTGGCTCAGCAGCATGAGCCGCGCCTGAATGGCGGCGTAGATGATGCCGTTGCTCTTGTAGGCCCCTTGGACTAGCCCTTGAAAGTCGGCGCCAATCGGCTCCGAGCTACCACCCAGCGTCTGGCGCAACCCGTAGGTGACGCCGTTGACCATGACCTGGTTGAGGAAGTAGTCGGCCGGATCGTTCCACGCCGGATAGGCCGAGCGTTGCCCCGATACCCAGCGGATGAGGTTCTGCACCCCGTCTCTTAGCGCCATTCGAGCGACCACTCCTGCTTCATGTCGGTATGGAACGCTCGGTCGATGGCTAGGCCCAGGGCGATGGCCGCGTCAATCCGGCCGCGGGACTTGGACTTCTGGAGGGTGAAGCCGCGCTCGTTGAAGCGGGGCACCGCATTGAGGATGTGGGTGGCCATGACCTCGTTGCCGTCGTGGCGCAGCTTGCCGCCCTTGATAATCTCGAGCAGCGACCCGCACACCGACGTCATGTGCTCAACGCTCTGCGGAACCTCAACCAGTAGCAGCCCCTCGTCAGAGAGCATCTTGGCCGGCACGTCGAAGAAACGGGGGTCGTAGCTGATGGCCTGCACGTCATAGGCTCGGGCCAGCTCACGTAGGTGTTCCATCACGTCGGTCACGTCGACCGGCTTATCAGCCAGCGGCAACCACAGGCGAGCCGTGACGTGCAGCATCCCGGCGGGATCTCGCTGCGCCATGACCACGGCGGTGGAGTCACGCTTGAGGCCGACGTCCACGCCCACCCAGGTCGGCGCACCCGCCACGAAGTCGTAGGGATCGGCGAGACCATTCCAGATCACCCGCCCGTTTGGCCCGAGCCAGGAGTCCACGCCGTCGTACCACTGGCCGAGCCGGAAGATGCGGAAGTGACCCTCGGGCGTGATCCCGACATCGGTCTCCAGCGCCGATTCGCGCAGGAACCCAGCCTCGATGGCCGGGTTGCCGATGCGCCAAGCGGTGCGATCGTCAATGGCACACCCTTCGGGAGCCGAGTATTCACGGAAGTAGAGACCCGGCAGTTCGGCTCCCTCCTTCACCGAACGCCGGACGTGGAACAGGGCGTTGTCCCGGTCCAAGCCGGGCGTCCCGACACCGATCGCCAGCGAGCGGGATCGCTTACCGGACGCCATCCGCAGGGAGTCCCACGATTCGATCGGCTGGAAGC